TTATTGGTGCGTATTATGGAAGATTACTTGTAGAAGCTGAAGATGCAGGCAGGATAACGAGAGTGCCGTATGATCCTGCGTTGCCAGTTCATACAGCTTGGGATTTAGGTATCAATGATTCAACAGCCATTTGGTTTGCACAGGTTTACAGAGGAGGAGCAGTGAATGTTATCGACTATTATGAAAATACTGGTTTTGGATTGGACCATTATGCAGAAGTCCTTAGAAAGAAGGATTATCATTATGGAGACCACCTTGCTCCACATGATATTGAAATTAGAGAGTTGGGGTCTGGCAAATCACGGATGGAGACGGCGTTTAGTCTTGGCATACGTTTCAAGGTGGTTTCGAAGATGAAGGTAGCTGATGGTATCAATGCTGCTAGATTATTGATGCCGAAGTGTTACTTTGACAGAGATAAGTGTCATACAGGCAAGAGTGGGATGAGAAGAAAAAAAGATTTAGAGATCAGCCAAGGCATGACTATACATCACATGCAGCAGATGCGTTCAGATATTTGGCTATAGGTATTGAGAATAGAAAGACTTACACAAGACCACCACAAGATGTTGCTGATAACAGTTATAATATTTTTGCATGAGTAAGTACGAAGATTTGCGAGATATACTGATCTTGATGCAGTATAGTGACTTGCACAAAGACTGGAACACAGAAGATATTTGTAAATGTATATTAGTGCCTGTGATGCTCAATCAGTATAAAGTTGTTAGAAAGAAAAGTGAGTTGCTTGTGTTTGCTACTTGGGGTTTTCCAACAGAAAAACATATTGATGAATATGTAAGTCAGTTATCGTTTCCCCATGATGGTTACAAAGGTGGTGGTAAAGATATTTGGTTGGTAGACTTTATAGCAAAAAAAGGTTATACAAGAATTGGGTTCTTGATTTTAAAAAAGATGCTGACTAAGATGGGTTTTAGAAAAGCCTTTTGGTTTAGACCAGAGACACAAAAGCTAGGTTGGCACACATGGAAAGGAACTTGATATGGGTGGTGTTGTAAGAACAATAAAGAAAACAGCAAGAAAAGCTGTCAAAGCTGTTGATAAAACTTTGGTAGAGCCACTTGAAAGACCAGTCAAAAAAGCCATAAATGTTGTTGAACAGGTTGGTGCTGATATTGTAGAGCCTTTGGAAAAACCAGTAAAAAAACTCACGAAAGAAATTGTAGAGACTGTCACTGGCACAGATAAAATGGATTATAGGCTTCCACAGCAACCAGTACAAACACCAGAGATAACACCTGAAATAGTGCCTGATGAGGAAGAAACAATATTAGCAAGAGGTCGAGGTACAAGACGTACTAAAAGACCTGGGCAGGGTGGCACAATAATAGAAGGCTATGGTGCTTTGCAAAGAGGTAAAGGCGAAAGATCAGTAGTATAGGAGAAACAGATGTCATTTCTTAGACCAAAAGTAGTAATACCACCAGCACCACCTCCACCTGATCCACCAATGATGGTTGATGATGCAGATACACAAAGAGCAGCAGCTTTGGCTGAAGAAAACGTTGCAGATGAAAGACGTAGAAGAAAAGGTCGTGGATCAACAATAGTAACAGGTATGACTTCAGGACAACCATCAGGTAGCACAGGTAGACCAGGGTTAACAGCGTAATGGCAGACTTTGCAAAAGAACTAGTCAATAGACTGAATTATCTTGAGACTTACAGAAAGTATTGGAATACACACTATCAGGAGTTGGCTGATTATATGCTACCTGAAAAGTCTGATATTGTAAGAAAAAGAAGTCGTGGTGAAAAAAGATCAGAGAATATATTTGATAGTACATCACAGTTAGCTGTTGATCTATTATCGTCAGCTTTGCATGGTATGCTTACATCAGGTGCTACACCTTGGTTTCATTTGGATATGAAAGATGAAAACATAGGCAGAGATGATGATGTGCGTGAATGGCTTGAAAGTTCATCTATGAGTATGATGAGAGCCTTCAACAGATCAAACTTTGAAACAGAAGTGCATGGTATGTATGTAGACTTGGTTGTGTTTGGTACTGGCTGTATGTTTATCGAGATGGAAGATAAAACACTTAGGTTTTCTACAAGACACATATCAGAGTTTTTTATACAGGAAAATCAGTTTGGTTTAGTCGATACTGTATTTAGAAAGTATAAGAGTCCAGTACGACAAGTCATTCAAAGATTTGGCTTGGACAATGTTACAGAATATATCAAGAAGAAATTTGAGCAAAAACCTGATGAAGAAGTAGAGTTGCTTCATGTGGTGTTGCCAAGAATGAACAGGAATCCTGATAAACCTGATAATCAGAACATGCCTTTTGCATCTTTCTATATTGATATGGAGACAAAACAGTTCTTGTCTATTGGTGGTTTCGAGGAGTTTCCTTACGTTGTTCCTCGTTTTCTAAAAAGCACAGGAGAGATCATGGGTCGCTCCCCAGCCATGACGGCTCTCGCTGATGTGAAAATGTTGAACCTAATGAGTAAGACCATCATTCAGGCAGCACAAAAGCAAATAGATCCTCCACTATTAGTTCCTGATGATGGCTTCATTTTGCCAGTAAGAACACAACCAGGTGGACTAAACTTTTTTAGATCAGGTACAAGAGACACAATATCACCACTGAATACAGGTGCTAATATACCCATTGGTTTAAATATGGAGCAACAAAGAAGAGAAGCAATCAGAGGTGCTTTCTATGTTGACCAGTTACTAAGTGGTACATCTCCAAATATGACAGCTACAGAAGTTGTGCAAAGACAAGAAGAAAGAATGAGAGTGATAGGTCCTGTGCTTGGAAGATTGATGAATGAGATGTTGAAACCTTTAATTGATAGAGTTTTTTCATTGATGCTTAGAAATGAAATGCTTTCAATACCACCAGAGATACTGCAAGGCAGAGACATAGATATTGAATATGTATCGCCACTTGCAAAGGTACAGAAGTCAACAAGCCTGAACTCTACAATGAAAGCATTAGAAATATTGTTACCATTGTCACAGAGTTTACCAGTTGGAGATCATTTAGATGCAGATGGTCTTGTTAGACATGTTACAGATTCATTAGGTGTTCCAAAGAGTGTCTTGAGGACAAACGCAGAAGTTGCAGAAATCAGAGAGCAAAGACAGCAAATGCAAGAGGAGCAAATGCAAAGACAACAGGATCAAGAAGATGTAAATACAGCTTTACAGGCATCACAAGCAGTAAGGATGGTAGGTGGTGGTCAAGGAAATTGAAGCTATTAAATATATGTATAGACAAGTTTTTACTACCGATAGTGGAAAAAAGGTGTTACAAGATTTAGAAGCAAGATGTAATTATCGTAATACAACATACGTTCAGAACGATAGTAACGGAACGGCTTTTGAAGAAGGCAAGAGAACAGTGTACTTGCACATTTTAAATATGTTAGAAGAGGAAACAAATGAACGAAACAGAACAACAGGCAATCCAAACTGAGCCAACACAACCTAGTGTGCCAGTTGAAACTCCTGCTGAAGTAGCCAGTGGAAGTGGATCTCGAAGTGAGTTTCTACAACAGTTACCTGAAGAAATCAGAGATCATCCAAGTCTACAAAGCATTAATGACGTAGGAAACTTAGGACTTTCCTATGTAAACGCACAAAGATTAATTGGTGCAGATAAAATACCATTACCAAAAAATCCAACAGAGGATGATTTGAGTAACATATATTCTAAGTTAGGTAGACCTGATGAGCCTAGTGGTTATGCTATACAAGCTGATGGTCAGATACTTACTGAGGGAGATGTAAATACATATACAGATATTGCACACAAACTTGGTTTGTCAAAGGCACAAGCAAACGGAATTTTAGATTATTACAGAAGTAGTATTCAGCAAACAACAGAAGCAATGTCAAAAGATTCAGAGCAACAAAGACAGCAGATTGAGCAAAGTCTAAAAGCTGAGTGGGGTGCTGACTATGATGCAAAAGTCACACAAGCAAATAGGGCAGTATCAGATATAGCTGGTGAGGATTTATTACAAATGGTTTTAGAAGATGGAACTAAAGTTGGTAATCATCCTGCATTTATCAAAGCGTTTGCAAACTTTGCAGATTTCAAAAACTCTGTGACAAAAGAAGATACAATATCAGAGAACTCTGTGAACTACAGAATGAGTCCTGCTGATGCAAAGGCAAAGATTGATACTATAATGAATGACAGATCTCATGCTTACTGGGATAGAAAAAATCCAGTAGCAAGAGATAAAGCTGTAAAAGAAGTTCAAGATTTATATGAGATGTTGAATGGAGCAGCATGAAATTAGATTAGAATGTTTGCGTTTAGCAGTAGAGTTTGGAACGCAAAGAAACTTAACGAATCCCAAAGAACTCGCTAATAAATATTACGAGTGGGTAGTGAAGGGTAGCTTGCCAACAAGTCCTTCTGGCAATCGGAAAGACGATAGACCTAACGAGTCTGAAAATCTTAGGAGTGTCCGAAAGGGTAGCACCTCGAAAGTAGTTAAAATGAAAACGTAGTTATTAACAGGAGAAAAAAATGTCAATAAATGTAACTACGGCATTTGTCCAACAGTATTCTGCTAATGTGCAGATGCTTTCTCAGCAAATGGGTTCATTACTGAGAGATGCTGTAAGGGTAGAATCTGTTACAGGAAAAAATGCCTTTTTCGATCAGATCGGCAAAGTTACTGCTCAAAAGCGTACAACTCGCCATTCTGATACACCTCAAATCGATACTCCTCACGCTAGAAGAAGAGTGTCATTAGTTGACTATGAGTTCGCAGATCTCATAGATGAGCAAGACAAAGTTCGTATGCTTATTGATCCAACAAGTGCTTATGCTCAAGCAGCAGCAGCAGCTATGGGAAGATCAATGGATGATGTTATCATTGATGCAGCAATAGGAACTGCGTTTACTGGTGAGACTGGTTCAACATCCACAACCATGTTAGCTGGAAATCAGATAGCAAATGGTAGTGCTGATTTGACAGTTGCAAAGTTAAGAACAGCAAAAAAGACTCTTGACTTAGCATCAGTTGATCCTTCAATCCCAAGATATATAGCCGTTGGTCCAGAGCAGATTGATGCGTTGTTAGGAGATACAAATGTAACATCTTCTGACTTCAACACAGTCAAGGCACTTGTCCAGGGTGAAATCAATACATTCATGGGATTTCAATTCATTGTAACCAACAGACTATCAAAGAGTGGCAACATCCGTTCATGTTTCGCATGGGCAGAAGATGGTATTACATTAGCGATTGGTAAAGATGTGATGGCAAGAATAGACGAGAGAAGTGACAAAGGTTACGCAACTCAGGTCTACTACTGCATGAGTATCGGTGCTACGAGAATGGAAGAAGAAAAAGTCGTTCAGATAGACTGTGATGAGTCAGCATAAGGGAGAAGTAAATGACTACAAAAAATTCTACACTTGTAGCTAATTTTGAAGCTACTCCTCAAATTGCTAGTAATTCACAAGAGCTTCATGGCGTTTTGCGTGTGGCTCAAGGAACGATAGCATTAGCTGCTGGAGACAGTACAGACAATGATATTGTCATGCTTGCTCCACTACCAAGTAACGCATCAATTACAAAGTTGCAAGTTGCAACAGATGCTTTAGGTGGCAGTTGCACATTTAATGTCGGCATCTATCAAACAGATGGAACAGTTGTAGACGAAGACTTTTACGCTACATCTGTTGCAGATGGAACAACAGCAGTTGCCGATCTTAGAACAGAAGCAGCAGACATAAATACTATTGGTACAAAGATATTTGAAAATGCAGGAGCATCCACAGATCCAGGTGGGTACTACTACATTGCAGCTACCTTCAATGCCACAGGTGGCACAGGTGGTGATATGTCTTTCATCATTGAGTATGTAATCAACTAACTAAGAGGGGGAGCAATCCCCCTTTTTCAAAGGTTAAATTATGCCCTCAGTAGTAGATATATGTAATGAAGCTA